ACACAAACCAAAGGTTATCGTGCATTGACGAATAAGGTGCAGGGCTACTTGTTATTGTTATTGCCATTCTTGCTTTCGTTTACTGTTTGCTTTATTTGAATTAATACATCGCCACCTACTGCGACTACTATATTTTCAATAAATTCTTTATTAAATATTTGGGCTACTGCTCTGTCAAAATAGTGTGTAGACCTAAGCCCTTTAGTATGTATGCTTTTTGCTATCGCCCAAGCTAAAGATTTTTTGCCTTGTATTGCTTTGCTTTCCGCTCCAAGCTTTGTGTACTTCTTAACGGCTACCGATTTTAGCTTATTATAACTAAGCCATTTTTCTATTACATTAACCGGAATTGACTTGCTACTTGTTTTGAACGAATAAGGTGTTTTAGCATCTGCCTTTGTATTGTTTGTACCCTTAACCCCTTTATTGACAAACCTAAAGTATTTGTCTTGTTCGCTTCCTTGCTCATATCCTAAACTTAAAACGTAACTGTTTCCAAATTTAGTTACAATCCCTATTGCCGGTTCTGCTAACTTACCAGAACTTGTTATATTTTCTTGATCTAATATCTTGATTAGGGCATCATTAAAGGCTTGTCCGTATAAAGACAAGGTTTCCTCTAATACAGGTAAATCGCCTTCCTTAACCTTTCCAAAGCCCGTATCGCCTATGCTTTTTAAAAAGCCTTCCCTTAATGCTTGTATTTGCGCCTTTGATATACTCACGCTAATAAATATAAGGAAGGTCTAAAAATAACTAACCCCACCAAAATTGGCAGGGCTTGTCTTATTTAAGTTTCCTATGTTGCTCTTTATCGTAATCGGCTTTAGCCTTCAGGTAACTAAGTGTATTTAGGAACTGGATTGTTGAAAGTTCATAGCTTTGGTCAACTGTGATATTTTCGTGGTCGGCAACAGATTTGGCGCAATATTGCCATCCAAAGTGCTGCATAAAATTTGAACCGCCTCTTGCGCTGACTCCGGACTCATTCCCTTCGACATCATTTCCTGTATCAAATAAGCCTGAGAAACCTCTATCCAGTTTCTGTATACTTGATAAAAAAAAACAACCGAATGATAAACGTGAACAAAGTTAGAGGCTTGTAGGTCGGCTGCATACTCGCTATGCTTTGCCGCATCATAGGTATCGTCTACCCATCTGCCATACCAAGTTTTACGCTGAGGCATAACCATTGAGGCTGCTAACTTATGCAAGTTGTTAATTAAGTCGGTGCTGAATACCTTGCTTTCGATATATCTGGCTGCTTTGATCTGCTGCACATCATATACAAACCGGTATCGTTTGCCGTTTACTTCCGTATACTTAACAGGCTTACCTTCTATTTTATCGTCTAAAAAGCTAAGTGTTGCCCTTAGATTATTGAATTGCTTAATAGATAGGCTATCAACCTGGGTGTCGGTTAGATTGTAGATTATACCTACAAGCTTACTCTCTACGTCTAAGTTAGTCCAATCCTTTTCAGGCTTAGTAACTATTGGATAAATCTGTTGGTACTGCCAAATCGTTAATTCGTTCCAAGTCATAATTTTTCTATTTCAGTTTTAACTTCTTGCCAGTAATTTCTAGCTTTATACGGATTAGTTTTTAATATCTCGTCTACTGCTATTAAGGCGCATTCTTTAGCAATAGCTTTATTTAATCCGTATGGTATGTCAGTAGTTGTTTGTATCAAAAACCTCATACACAATTTATTAGCTTTTTCTTTTGGTGTCATTTTTTTTGTCTTGTTCAAGTATCTTGTTGCTTTGATCTATTAATCTAACCCATACTATTGATATAAGGGTTGCTGAGATTAAAGAACATATTATTGCTACTATCATTTCGTTTGGTTATACATATCCCTAACTTCAATTATAGCTAAAATTACTATAATTATTGCGAATGGTAAAAGTATCATTTTAACTGTTTTATAATATATACAAGATGCCCACCTATGTAAGCTACTGCAAACAAAGGTAAGCAAATTGTAAAGAAGTATAATATTTTTATTACTTTAGAGATACGGCTACTGAGGTTGTGCTACTCTTAGCAGGTGGGTAAACTTTGGTAACCTCGCCAGTAACTCCGTTAATAATATCAAGTCCTTGATGCGGAACTTTTTTAAGGAACTCTTCCATATCCTTTTTGGCTTTGGCTGCACTATTGTACTCAGCCATAATTTCCTCGTATTGTGGGCTTTCGCATTTGCTATAATCGTACTTAACTCCGACCTCGCGAATGTTGAACTTTGCACTCATATACTCGAAATCTTTGCCGTTTAATACAGCTGCTTGTAATACTGCATCTTTATAGTCCTTGTTTGCCTTTAGGGTTTCGAGCATATCCTCTAAGGCTTTAACCTGAATATGTGTTTTTAACGGGTCAAGTTCCCCTGCGTTTAATCGTTCAATTAATTGATAGGTAAACTCAGTCCTTTGTTCTTTTGTTGTTTCGAAGATTTGTTGTAGTTCCATTGGTTTGTTTATTTGTAGTTTATATGGTTCTGTTCTATTAACTGATATTCTTGGAATACCAAAATATCCATCATCATCAAAATAAAAACTCATATTGTTTCGGGTTTGTAATTCTCAATGTCAAAAAAGCCAATTTGTGACTTATGTTCGGGTCTTCTTAACCTACGCTTTACCGGTTCGTATCCTTGCTCGGTGCAATAGGTTAGTATCTCTAAGTAAGTAGCATCAATGTTAGACATCATTATACTAATTGGCTCACTTGCGTAGTATTTGTCTATGTATTCTTTTGCGCTTTGTGTCATTGTGTTTAATTAAATAGTCAGTTAAAGCTGCCATTACAAAACCTGTTGCAATTAGCAGAAGGCAAATAGCGTAGATCATCTTGAGTAGATGTCTTGTAATTGACCAATAAGGTAACAAGCTACTAAAAATACGGCTAAAAGTTGTGCGGTTTCTTTTTTCATTGTGTTTGTGTTTTGATTAAATAATAACCAAATATACAAGTTTTACACAATCCACCAAATTTATTTTTGTAACCTTGTTGCAATTATAGGAAGGCATACCTACCCGTGCCACGTTTAAGGCTGAAGTTCTGCCAAGCCAAAGCCAAAGCCATTACGGCGTCATCGTGAAAGCCTGAAGGTGCTGAGTACTTTACCCCGGTTGCCGTGTATTGATACTCAAATACTTCTAACTCCTGGCTTATTATCCCCTCAGGATAGCCTATTTTACCTTGATGTATCGCTGCTTGTAAGCCTTCCATTAGCTGCTGCTTACTTGAACTTGTAAACTTTAATCCCTGTATCATTACCCCTTCTCTTTGTAGGTCTTCAAGTATCGGGTCTCCAACCCCCGTGCTATCGACAAGGATAGGGCATTTAGGCAGCCTAAGGATAGTTTGCTTGGTATTGTGCCAATCCATTTGAAAGCGGTCAAAATAAGCCACATTCCCGTCTTCGTCTAAGCCTACTATTACAGTCCAATCGACCGACTTGGCTAAGTCAATACCATAAGCTACTACCGGCATTGTTGTAACCGGGTGTAAACATTTGCGAATGTGCTGACTCCCGAAAGGGTTAGCTGCGTTCTCCGCAGGGTTTGCCATATACTCCTGCTCAAATACAACCTCTGGCAGTTGCTTCCGGGCATCGTCTATTTCGTTTGGATCAATGTATGGGTTATCGTATGTTGTAAACTTAAAGCTTTGCCAATCGGGTTCGGCTTTGCTAAACAAACTAAAAAAGTAATTCTTACCTTTAGGGGTGCTTAAGAATATAGCCTTGCCCTTATAGTCAGTTAAAGTAGGTCTTATTGAGTTTAGCCACCCGTCTTCAAGGTTAGGTATAAAGGAAGCCTCGTCAACTATTACCAGGTTAAACTTGCGCCCTCTTAAGTTGTCCAAGCGTTCCCCCGTAAAGAACTCTACCTTTCCACCATTAGGGAAGCTAATATTTAAGTCCGATTTGTTATTAGGGAACGGAAGGCTATTGCATAACTTCTCAAAGAATACCTTAGCCAATTTATAGGTCGGGGTTATGTAAGCAACCTGACCGCCTTTGATTGCGGTTGTAATACATTTGATCTGGGATAGTTCCGATTTGCCGAACCTTCGACCGCACATTACAACTATGTACCTGGCTTCGCAGTCAAGTATCTTCTTTTGGTTTATATGTCCGTTCGGTAGTTCTATCCGCATTAAAGAATTGTCTTGCCGTCTACAAATACTATCTCAATTCTGTTATCTGTTTGAATGTCCATTTGTTCTTTTGGCTTACCATAAACACGGGTTAGCAAAGTTTCTAAACTATAAAGGCTTCCCTTCTCCAAGCTCTTACGCATAGCTGCTGCAATCGTTTTCTCAAGTATTGTTGCCTTCGGGTTATCCCATACTGTTTTAAGTTCCTCTAAGTCCATTGACATCATAGCCTGTATGGTATCGTTTATCTCAGCAAGTTTATATCCCTGCTCTTTAAGTAGGCTTACATACTTACGAGGTCTGCCGTTTGGGTTTCCCGATTGTCCTGGTTTGAATGGTATTAAATGTTCTTTGCTCATTCTGTTACGCTTCTGTTATTGAGCGGTAGGGTGGTATCGCACCCCTTCTCTTACCTGGAATGGTAAGCGCATTACTTTTATGCTTCTACCGCTTGTTGTCTTTCCTGCAAAGTTACCTTTTTACCTTTATACATACCTGCACCAAGTTCATCAATTTTACTGAAAGGTAGTATAGGTACTGTAATTTCGCAAGTTTTATCTATTAAATAAATATATTTTAATTGCTTACCTATTAATGGTTTGCCTTTTAATACCTCAATCATATATTTTTTAGCGTTGCCATATCCACTTTCTAACATTTTCTTTCTTAATGAACCGTGTTGTCCACCTTGCAAACCCATCAAATGTAGTGTTTCGCCATTAGGTAATTCATAAAGTTGTTTACTATCATTTATATTGGTTAGATAAAATCCACTTGCTCTATAAATTGTACCATCTCCACATTGAGTTGCATCAGCAAAACTCATTACCCATTTAACTTGTGGTGCATTTTTTTTAATTAACAATAGACATATTTTAATAAATCTACTCTCTGTATTTTTAGGAGTATCATCAATACATACTAATCTATTTAATTCTAAAAAATCGTTCCATTTTGTATTTTTTACAATATGCAAATGTAAATATTTATTAATAGGTCTTCCCCATTGTGCAACTCCTATTAGTTTATTGTCTAAAAATGCGCCAAAACAAATTAAGCCTGTTGCAGCAACTTTACCGCTATAATGATATTTTTTTACAAACTCATTAGCAATCTTTGCAGGTATTACTTTTACTATTATTTCTTTTGCTCTGCCCATTGCATTATTATTAAATATAAAGCGTTACCATTTGAGTTTTCGTTACCCATTGTTTCTGCGTACTTGTATTCCTCAGTTCCTTTTATTTCGTCTATTGCGTTCTTTATTTGTGTAGCCTGTTCGTCTGCCAATGTAAAAGTCATTTGTTGAAATGGTGCTTTATCCCCGTCTGGTAAGCTAAAGTTTTCGCCTAAATCTTCTACATTTGAAAAGCCTGGTATATCTAACCCCCACTCTTCTAACTGCTCACTATCCCAATTATTTGCAAGGTCGCTCCAATCCCATTCGCCATAGCCTACGTTATCTTTAACTATAAACTCCTTTTGCTGCTGCTCGGTTAGTTCACTTGCTTTGATAATTGGTATCTCTTTAAGTCCGGCTTCTTTACAAGCCTTTAATCTCATATTGCCACCAAGCACAACCATATCGTCATTAACAACAATAGGTCTAAGGTTTAGCATTTGTGGGAACTCGTTAATTGACTTTACGAGCTTTGCAAACTTATCGTCCTTAATTATTCTGGGGTTGTTTGGGTTTGCTTTTACTGTGTTGATTGGTACGTTTTGTATCATAGTATGCCGTTAATTATATCGTTTGCTTCGTCTATTGCGTCTTCTTGATCTAAGTAAGTGTCTACGTCTGCTATATGTTTGTTAATTAGGGTTTCTGCCATAGCATAGGTATAATGTCCTATTGTGGTCATATCGTCTCCGTCTTTGCCAGTTTTACATACTGCAAGGAAGTATACTTTGTGTGTAATAAGTAACCATATAGCTCTTAACTTTCTCATCGTCCTTGTCCTCTATAAGCTTTTTCTCTTGGCGTGTGCTTATTAAAGGACTTCTTTGCAGAGCCTCGCTTCCTTTTCCCGAATTGAATTTTGTTACTATTTTCTTTAACTTTTGCCATCTATTAATTTATAATTTATATTGTTAGCTAAAACTCTATTTCTAATTGTTGGTCTTGAAACATTTAAATATAATGCACAATCTGTAAATGATTCAAATATTTTATTTTCTGGAACATATAATACCTTCTTAGACATTGGGTGTTTCTCTCCGTGCCTACCTAATGCAGGTTTAACAATTTTATTTCTTTCTGATAAATAAGGTCTTTTTATACCTACATTAGTTATTCCTTTTGTACCCTTTTTAATAGCATTAATATGCTCTATTGTTAATTTTTTACCCTTATGGGCATCTGATATTTTTTTTGCTACTAATGGGTCTTTGCTTATAGCATAAGAAGGATTAGCTACTAAATTCATTCCATTCTCATTTATTTTATTATATGTTCCGAATAAAGATATATAAAATTTTTCCCATAATAACATTTCTTTATAAGGTATATTTCCTAAATCTATAATTAATTTATAAAAATTATCAAATCCATATTTCTTTATAGAATTAGTAACGTATCTATTATCATTACAATTTTTATACCCACCAAATCTTTTTTTAATATTACTTGTTGAGCCTACATAAGTCCTTCCCTCACTATGAGTTAGTAAGTCAAAAAAATACACATACTTATTCTCGTTACCTTTTGCCATAATTCTTTGCGTGTATGTCTTTTAGGAACTCTTTATATTGTTTTTTGTCTCCGTATTCTATGTGGCACTTCCTACACAATCCCATTAGGTTTTCTATTACATCTGCCTTTTTGTTGCCACCCATACCCCTTGCCTCAATATGATGCACGTCTACTGCTTGTGAGCCACACACTTCACAGGGAACAAAGTCCGTTGTTTTATACCCCATTCCCTGCAAATATATCTGCGTGTGTTTCTGCATACTTTCCCCATTAAATTTTCCGTTGATTAATAATTAAAAAATTTAAGTATGCAAATTATTTTCCGTCTATTTCCTTTAGTTTATTAATTGCCCATTCAATCCCACTCGTACCGCCCCACGCATCAAACATTAAACCGCCACAACCTTCGCTATAAGGAACGTCTTTATGTTGTTGGTGTCTTTTAAAGGAAGCCATACGAGCAATCGTATCTCTACTAATCGGCTCACGATTTGCCAACTGTCTTGCTCTTGCTTTACCTGTTGCTTCTCCGCACGAACCCCAACCATTTTTTTCTGCCCATTCTATTGCCCTCTTTGCGTTGTTAGTAGCACTCTCAGGATAGTCGGTATAGCTTTCAGCAAATTTACCACCTGCAAGGATAGCCTTCCATACTTGCATAGCTTTTTCCTCGGTATCGTATACGCAAGACCCGTTTCCAATCCGGTATTTGCCATTAGAGGCGCACTTTATTACTGGCATAGTTTACTATAAATATACTTTCGGTCTAAATTTATCTCGTCAAAGTTATACTTCTTTTGGCAGAACTCAAACAACTTCTGTCCGCTTTCCTTTCGCATATCCGCGTCGCTTACTAAATCTCTTATATGTTTGTACCAATCCTTTTGGCTTTTAACGTAATGTACCGGCATATCTAAGTACGGATTGACATAGCTAACTATGGCAGGGTTCTTTTTAGCAGCCGTTTCTAATACCTTTAGGTTTGACTTCATAGCGTTGAACTTGTTATCTACCAATGGTATAACTGAAATATCCGAGTCCGTATAAGCACCCATATATTCCGTAACCCTTGCATAGTTATAGATCGTAGGGTTAAGCTTTAGTCCGCAAGTGAAGGCATCAATCATTTTATCCCATATAGGTTTCTCCGCATCGTTGTAACCTGCTATTACAGTTCTTATATTCATACCTTGTAACCTTTTAAATGGCTGCCTAAGTATTTCTAAATCTCGTTCGTGCGTTCCGCTACCTGACCAAAACAATCTTACCTTGTAATCTTCTGTCTTGTTATCCTGGAACTGCTCTTGTCCGTAGGGTAAAGCGTTTGGTAATATATGTACGTTTTTATTGTAAGAACTTATCTCTCCTGCTAACCTTTCGTGAGTACAGGTGCAAAGGTCTGCTATCTTTAAGTAGTCGGTAATTAGTTTAGGTATATTGTTAAGCTTATATCTTAAATACAATAAATGGCTTTCGTTTAGTTCCCAGTAATCGTCATTGTCTACTACCAACTTAAAGCCGTACTTGGTTCGCCAGGTGTCCATTTGCTTGGCATCTATCTCATTAAGCATTCTATTCATTAACACAATATCCCAACCTTGCTCTAATAACTCGTCATTAAGTACATCTGTTATAAGTGCGTACTCCTTTTCTAAGTGTACTATTGGCATCATAATTCTATGCAGTCCTACGCCTGAGTTCGCAGAAGTTATACAAAGTATTCGCATCTTATGTTCTTTTGGTTGTGGTATATGTCTTGGTATTTTTCCCATACGCTTTGCGCCCTTTGTAAACTTTCGTCCTTCATTCGTCTATATTCCGTGCCGTTACCGACATCGTGTCCTATGTGTTCCGACCTCATATCTGGAAGGTAATAATTAGTAAAGCCTGTAATAGTTGCTCGTTCCCCATAATCTCTGTCTTGCATTCCGTATGGATCGTACTCAGTATTATAGCCGCCAACTGCGTCTATAAGTTCACGGGTAATAAAGTTATCGCCAAAGGGTGTATGTGTTTTATGTACCCCGTCTACTATTGGTGGCAAATCCTCTACACAATGTATTCCTATTATGCCTGTCTTCTCTATTCGTTGTGCAAACAGAACAAACTTAGCTAACCAATCTTGTGGTAATAAAATATCATTAGCTAATAAACAAACCGCATCGTAGTACTGCGTTATCCTAAGTCCTGCATTAACTCCGGCTGCTATGCCTCTCTTTTCTTTTGATAAGTCATAACCGGCAAAAGGGTAGTTAAAAGTTTCGTGCGTGTCGCTTCCGTTATCTATTAAAAAGCAGTCCGCATTGTAACCAGAGTTAAAAAAGTTTTGGTTAATTACACGCTGCGTTAAATCGTGTCTGTTTTGTGCAAGTAATAAAATAGCTACTTTCATTATCTTATGTTTGAGCCGATTTCCCTTGCCGGTACTCCTGCATATTTAGTATTTGGTTTTGCATCTCCTTTTAAGAAGGCACTTGCGCCAACCATACAATTTTCGCCTACGTTTGCAAATTGATGCAGAACTGCGTTTAGTCCTATATTAGCACCTTGATCTACAATAGAATGCCCACCTATTTTTGCTCCGCAACTTATTGTTACATTATCTAAGATAGTGCAATCGTGTCCTATGTGTGCGTGTTTCATTATGAAACAATTATTGCCTATAAAGGTATCTATTTCGGTTCCTGCGTCTATTGTTACAAGTCCTGTAATAACATTGTTATCGCCTATGTAAACTTTGCCTTTTTCTTTATTCCAGAACTTCTTATGCTCTGCTTTGTCTCCGATAATACAATAAGGACCAATGTAGTTGCCATCTCCGATAATTACATTATCGCCAATGATAGCGGTGGGGTGTATAAAGTTTGCCATAGTTAAGTAGTACAAGCGCAGTCATACGCAGGGTTAATGTTATCTAAATCAAATTCCTTAAACAAATTATTTTGTGATATACTTTTAAGCGTTTCTATTGTTACTCCATTAAAGTAAGTGTATTTGCTATTGTTTTCGTCATTGATCCATTCGTCTGCAAGTTCTGGGAACTCCCTTAATATTGCTAAGATAGCATTTTTACCTTTCATAAAACACAAAGTACAGTTTCCTAATATAGAAGGTATTTCCAAAGTGTAAGGTTTTTTGCTCCAATACTCGTTTACTATTTGCTTTGTAACCTTGCTTTCAAACAAAGGGAATTTATCGTGTACCTTCTTAAATCTTTGAGTACGTCGGCTAACTCGCATTGGTTCGTCATATCTAAAGCCTACCAAGTTTACAAATTCTCTTACCCCTATGCTTCTTAAATATCTTTTAGCCGTTTTAATTTTTAGTTCTATTGTGCAGAACCTTTTAAACTGATTAGGTAATGCTTTGTTCTTTTTTAACATTCCGTCAAAGCCACCTTCGTAACTTATTCTTGTTACTGGTATATTTTCAAACGCTTCAAAGTCATTAATGAATTTATAGGTTTTAGGGTGTTCCCTCATAGTATCGCAGAACAATACTATGTCTCCTGGCTTATATTCTTGAATAGTCATATAAGCAGAAGTTTTGCCACCGCTAAAATTAATTACTCTTTGCATTACGTTTCTTTGGTTTGGGTTGCTCTTCGTACCAAGTATATAAGCGTTTAATCATATCGAAGATACAATTACCGCACCATACTGTTAAAATAAAATCTGGACTCATATACTTGCGATAAATATGCTCGTACATTTTTAAGATGTCTAAATCGATATTACGCACATAACCATTTTGGACTGTATGCCAATTACCAATGTGTTGATCTAAAAAGTTGCGGTGTTCTATTTCCATAAGTTCCACATTATTTTTGAAAGTAAAGGTGCTAACACTCCCGGAATAAATACAAACGCAATAACATCAGTACATATTGCAGGTAGTAAATATAAAGCCAAACCTGTCCAAGCTGCTAAACAACTCGTGCAACTAAAAGGCTTAAAATCTAATTTCCACTTCCTATGAAATTGGTGTATCTCTACAAAGAATATTGCAAAGCATATCGCTGCTATAATTATCATTTTCGTAATTGTTTTTTTAGTTCACGTTTAGTTAGCTTAAGTTCCCTATGTATTGACATATACGGAATACCCGTAACTCTGCTTAATTCTTTAGCGTTGCAGTTATGTTTGATAGCATACACTCGTAATAGTTCCGCTTTGTACCAGTGCATCTTTGACAACTCGTCTTCTACTTTGTTTAATAAATCTTCGTCCCTATCGTGAACTATTAATTCTACTTCTAATGGTTTGCGGTATGTCCTATAAAATTGGCTCGTGTTACTTTGCATCATATTAATCATTGTTCTAACCAAATAGAACTTTAATACGTTGCGTGTACGCATATCAATTAAACGCTCTTCTTCCATTTCACATAGCACCTTAAATAGTTCGCTTCTTAAATCGTCTCGTAAATCTTCAGGCTGCATTTTGTCTATTGCTTCCTTAAGTTCTCGGCTTTCCCAAAGTTCTAATATGATGCTATTCTTGTTCATACTCCTTTAAGGTTAGTTTGCCGTTATCTTCGGTTGCTATGTAGCAGAAACAATTTGCCGTCTTTGCTAAGTTTAAGAACGCTATTTGATAACTGCTAAGTTTATCTCCTATGGCTTTGGTTTCGCAATAAACCGCTACACCGCTTTGAGTATGAAAGCCTACTACATCTGGAACTCCTTTAAGACCTATGAAGGTGCGCCCTCGAACCGCTAAGTTATTATTGCGCCATACAAAGCACCCATTTTTATTTAGGGTTTGGATTGCTTGTTTGGTTAATTCGTTTGCGGTCATATTACAAAACTATATTAAGAAAACGAAACTTTGCCAATTTTTATTTGATCCTCAAAAAATAAAGCTACTGCAACTGCTCGAGCCTGGTTCTTTAACCATTGTTCAGTCCATTCGTCCCGGTACTGCTTTGCGCTTATGATGTCCATTTTATTAGCCTTGTAAGTAATAATCTCCATAAGTTTCTTTTTAGCAAGTGCGCCATCTTCTTTTGTCCATACCTTGATGCCCGTGCTATTAAGCTTTGTAAATACGGATAATGGGTTAAACAACCTATCAAATGTTCTATTTTCCAGAACCTTATATTCTTGGTAAGAGTAATCAATTATCTCTAAATCGGTTAAGTGTGGTATTGCTTCAACTCGTTCTTGTGGCATCATTTTTCTTACTTCATTTGCTTTTTTCTTGTACCTATCCATAACCTGACTAAAGTATGCAGGACTAAAGTTCTGGTAGTGGTCTATAAAGTCATTAGCTACCATTTGCTTAAACGCTACTTTAATCTCGTTTATTGTAAAGTTACCATACTCGGTTCTTATCCAATCCTCTAAAATTGCTAACTTAACATCTCCAGGATTGTTAATACCTACAAGCTGCATCAAGTAAATAAGGTTCTGCTTAAATATGGTAGAGTTTATGTTCCTCATTCGTTCCCCCGAAAAGGCGGTCATAATCTCCTGCTCCATAGGAAGTAGAGTGGATATAGTTGTAGTTTTTAAGGTTTTCGAGTTCGTTTTTATCAAGCTTTCGTTGATTGTTTGTAGTTCCTTTTGCATATTGTTTAGAGTTTGTTATCCAATTATTTGCGGCTGCTCCCCAACTTTTCATAGGGTTTTTCCCTACTTTCCAACCATTACTTTCATAGTAATTTACAAATTTTTCAGCTTCAATCTTTGCTTGATCTGTTCCTATCCGGATTGACATATATTCGTAAACTTGCTCAAAAGTACATTTACTTTTATTTATAATTATATTTTCATTTTCATTTTCATTTACATCTTCCATAAGGTTATGTTTAGCTAAACCTAATGGTTTTGTGTTATTTTTAGGTCTACCACCTTTAGAGCCATTGTTTCTACGGCTTTCAGTAAATTGAATGCGTTTTTCAATCTCTTCACTTAGCCGTTCGTTGTAAAAATTTCCGTCTTTGTCTTTTAAAAACTTGCTCAAAACATCAACCGAAACCGAACCTAAAGATAACCTAATGGTTTTGTCTGTAAGTGTACCTTTTTGATGTTGTAAACATAAGAGAGTAATAAATTGTCCTCTCTCTTCCATTGTTAAGTCAGCTACTCCGTTTAAGAAATCGCTGCTATAAAATAGGAATGCAGGGTCTTTTGCCATAATAAAATAAAAAAGCCCCCAATAGAGTCGAGCTACCAGGGGCTATTATTTAACCACTAAACACATTATCGACTCGACTTTCGTTAATGTATTTTTATATATCTGCAAATATAAACTAATTTTCGGTAATTTCAATCTTTTGGCAAATTCTTTTTAATTTGTCCTTAAACCAATCTTCCGTGTCAATTAGGTTGTTTGCTTGTTTGATATTGTGAATTGCGGTGGTATGGTCTTTAGTGCCGGTGTATGCGCTTATCTCTTTAAGGTTTAATTTAGTGTACCTTCTAAGTAAGTAAGCAGCAGCCTTGCGACCAAAGGTAGTTCTTAAACTCCTATCCCTTCTTGATATATCGCATTCAAATACCTCTTCAACTAATTTAACGATGCTTCTCGCACCTATATCCGCACCTAAAGGCTCGTTGTCTTCTAAGCCTAACAACCCTAACTGCGACATCATTTCGTGCAATTTAACGTGGGTATTACGTTGAGCATAGTATAACTCCTTTAGTTGTCTTATTGAAACATCTCTATTTTTAGTTAGCATAATTAAAACGGCAATCCTTCCGTGTCTTCTTTAGGTTTAAAATCATTTACATAAATCTTGTAATCTGGTTGTTTATCCTCGGTCTTGTAAGCATTAACCCACATTGAGTATTTAACATCATTGATTGTAAAATTAATTACTTCTCCTTTAGCGGTTTGCTTTTTCCAAGCACCTGCACTCCATTTTTTTTGTTCCATTTTTTACTTTTTTATTAGTGAATATTTACTTACAAATTTAGGTTGTTTCTTATTACCTACGTTAATTAAGTCGGACTGTATCTTATATCCTTTGCGTTTAAGTTCAAAGATAACTGCCGATAATCTTAGGCTATTAAACTTAGTTAGAGCCTGGATTGGTGTCAATGTTTTGCCCGAAAGCAAGTGGTTCAAGATTTGTTGTTTCTGTGTCATTGTTATTAATTGGGTTAAAAAAAACGGGTTTGTCTAATTTGTTTTCATACTTTTTAATAAAGGATAATAAGTCCTCGTATGCCTCTTCGTTATACCAAGCGTAATGGTAAACTTCTGCCAGAAGCATCTGCCTTTCAAATGGTAATAGTTCCCTCATTAGCTTTTCTTTATTGTTTCTTTGATCTTGTTAAATTCCTCTAATGTCTTAATAGCTTTTATTTTCTCAATAGCTTTATACTTTTGTTCCTGAGTAAACTTTGTCTTATCAAGTGCTTCAATCAAGAATGCTTTTTGTCCTTCGCTTACTTCGTCTTTATGCTCATTAGTAGCATCTGCATCTTTAGTGTCATCTATTGCAAACAAACCATTCATAGCATACTTACGAGCATAAGAACTTGAACTGCCAGTAATCTGCGAAGAGTCCATTCCCTTTTTGTTTTCCTCTTCACGAGCAAGACCTGTACAGGTAATGTTATCTTCTCCGTTACTTAAACAAGCAGTAGCTTTTACATAAACTCTACCGCCTACTTCTATTACCTCATCGCTTAACATTAAAGCGTAGCCGTATTTATGGCAGATAGGTTTTGCAGCTTCGATTATATCTTCTGCACTTCTGTACTTGTATTTAGCAAAAGCATTGAATTGGTTTTTAGGTGCTTTTAGTTCCTGTTGAATTTTAATTAGGCTCATTGGTTTCTGGTGTTGTTTCTTTAATAATATAATGTTCTAACACTTCGATAGTCGGCTCTTGTTTTTTTCTCATACCTATAAATATTTCATAGGCTTGTGAGTAGTCCAACGATATAGTGTCTTTTTGGTAGCGACCATCTACTGTTGTATAATAGTAAACATCGCCTCTGTGGTTAGTTTCTTTTACAAATTCAATCTTCATATACTTCGTTTTTTAAAAGTTCAAGTTCTGCATTGTGTTCTACCCAACGAGTAAACGTGTAATCATCGTCTTCGTAATCGTAGTTTTTAGGCAATAGGGCAGGGTCGTAAGGGTTTGATGTACTCCTGCTCCCGTCAATTAATATGTTCCCGTATCGCTGATATTGGAACATTTGGTAGGTGGTTAAATGTGTCATATTGTGTTTTGTTTCAACAAAGATAACACAATACACAATACAAAGTGCAAAAGTCAAAAAAATATTTTTAATTGTACGCAAATACGTACAAAGTAAAGCTAAAACTTGACTAAAAATGTAATAAAGTAAAGGTATAACTTGACAAAGTCGGAAGTAAAATGCAGCCAAAAGTAGTAGTTTTACTACCTTTTGTTGTACTAAAGTGAAACTTTATAGTAATTTTTGGAAGTAAAGTTTGTCAGAACCCCCGTAAGAATACTCCGGTAAGTATAGCTTGAACCGGCAATCTATAAGGTTATTAGCTGAAGGGAAGTTGTCTAAGGTAGTATAAGTAATAGCTATATGGCAAAAAGTAGAAGCTGCCTTTAACCTGGTTTTAATCATTCGTCTTTGTATGCCCTGCCCTCTATAATCTTTTCTAACCCACGCTCTGTTAAATATGCAGATGCCCTTAGAATAAATTGATCCGCAATAAGCTACTATTTCGCCTTGATCTAACATAACCCACCATTCACGATTAAACTGAAACTCGTCACCGCAACCCTTAAAGTTAGGATTGGTGTAATCTAATTCCCTTAATTGCTCGTAGGTATCTCGGTCTAAGATGTTGCCGAAGCTAAATATCTTCTTGAGGCGCATTGTGTATTTGTTCAAGTTTGGTTAAATATAAAATAGCATCTTGCAGCTCTTCCTTTAGATGCGTTATCCATTGACCGGTGCTTAGATCACTTCTATCCATTGTAGTTCCGTACTTTGATTTCCCTACAAGTTCACGTCTACGCATATCTTCAATTACTAAGCTAAGTATT